AGAATTGCACGAGATGACGAGCTCGTTAACAAAATTCTTTGACGCCAACGAACAAATACATGAAGCAAGGATAAAAAACCAAGAAACGTCGGCTACAGTTAAGTTTTTAGCCGGGAAAAGTGTCGAGGAGGAAGCAATGGAACTGGCCCTCCGAAAACGCGAAATGGACATGAAGTACAAGGCGTTACGCGAATTGTTCATTTACAGTGGGAATGGTGAGACATTCAGGGAATTTGAAAGACAACGTCGAATAATTAAGCAACAACGATATGAAGCGGCTAGAGCCGCCGCAAAACGTAAAAGCGATACGATTGATTTTGTTATAGTTGTTGTTGGTATTGGAATTGCCGTAGGTGCAATTCTTATATTGGCTAGTTTGGCTAGTGCGGCAAATGCCGCTAATAACTTTTATTTATAGGTGATACCGTGGCAGTCAAAAAGAAAACAGTAGCAAAAAAAGTTGTAGCAAAGAAAAAAGTAGCCAAAATTCCCTCTGCCGATCAAAAAATGGCTGTCCATGAAGCGGAATGCGCTTTGCGTTATAAATCTATTGAAGAACGACTCGAAGCGGGTAGCAAAAAATTTGATAAGCTTGAAAGATTAGTTTGGGGCATATACCCCTTAATTATCATGCTGTTTATTGTAGAGAAACTAGGGGGAGTCTTATGAAACTAGACCCGGTTCTTTTGAACACAGCACGTAGGTACTCAATGCTTGCCTACGAAGATCAAATCCCCGACGCCATAAAGATAGAATCTTCTTTTACCTCCACCACCGCGTATTTCGCTTCTCGTAAGACCATTGACATTATTGCTTTTCGCGGGACGCAACAGGGTCGCGATTGGTTTACGGACGCTTTTGTGGTTCCGGTTCCATATGCGGGCAGATTATGTCACGGCGGGTTTACGCTGGCGCATAAGTCGGTATGGAAAGAAATAGAACCTATGATTGATTGGAACAAGCGAACTTTGATATGTGGTCACAGTTTGGGTGGAGCGTTGGCCGAGCTTTCATGCGCTATTATCCACAAAAAACATCCTAATCTAAACTTAGTTACTTTTGGCAAGCCAAACACGTTCTTTAAGGGCTTTAAACGGCCTATGGAGCTTGATAATCAAATATCAGTGGTTCAGGGTAGCGATATGGTTGCGAGGGTTCCTAGGCTTTGCTACGGCCCCAGCGTGAGCCAAACAATGTTGTATTTCTCTAATGCGGGCGTTGATTTAATCAATCCGGACGCTTATTTCAGAAAGAACGACAGAAGTGTCAAAGATGCGCTTTCAGATCATTTTATGGAAGGATATGCCAAGAGGCTTAAAAAATTCTTGGAAAATCAAAAAGGAAAGTAAGATGCGTATTTTATTAATTATTGCTGGATTATTGACTGCAGGATGCACCTCTGTAGAACAAGTCATTGATAATAAAGAACTATATTGTTCGGGGCCATATAAAGGTGTTCGTGCCGTGGGCCGTGCAGTCTTGAGCGGGACTACTGGTGTTCTAGTTCCGGATGTTTGTGACACTATTGATGACATAGTTGCCAAAGATGGCGTTTAAGTTAAAAGGACTTTTAAAGCTTGTAGCCCCCACGGTAGGTACGGCTATCGGTGGCCCTATGGGTGGTATGGCCGCAAAGGCTGTAGCACAAGTCTTGAATTGCCCTCCAGATCCTGAAGCTATTGAAGACGCTTTAGAAAATGCCCCTCCAGAAAAACTAGAACAAGTTAAAGAAGTAGACAGAGAATTTGCTATAAAAATGAAAGAGTTAGACATCGACCTTTTTGCTAAAGAAGTTGATGATCGAAAAGATGCCCGTCGTACTTTTGGTACGGATCTCACTCCCAAGATGTTTTGTATGTTAGCCCTTGTTCTTTATGGCGTTTATGTAATGACCGTTACTATCATGCCGCATGATCAAAACGATGAGACAATAATTTCGCTGGTTTTGGGCCAGTTATCCGGTATTTTGGGTACTTGTGCCGCTTTTTTCTATGGAGGGAAGAAATAACATGGCAAAACAAGTTAACAATTTCGAGCTTTTGCAAGAAGGAAAAGGCGTCAAAGGCACTTCTATTGGTCGTGGCGCATTTAAAAGAAGCACGATGAGCAAGCACCAGAAACGCAATCACAAGCGTTACAGAGGTCAGGGATGAGAGACAGACTTATTGAAATGCTACGTCGCCATGAAGGGGTAAAGCACAAGGTCTATTTGGATACTGAAGGGCTTGAAACCATTGGCGTTGGGCGAAATATTTCAGAAACCGGGTTAGGTTTGACGGATGATGAGGTGGATTATCTTCTGCAGAACGATATATCTCGGGTTGAAAAAGAGTTAAATGCGGCTTTTTCTTGGTACTGGGAGCTTAATCAGGCTCGTAAAGATGCCATGATTTCACTAGGATTCAACCTTGGTTTGCCTCGATTATTGAAATTTAAAAATGCTTTAGAATCAATGAGTAATGCTAAATTTGACGATGCCGCTGATCATTTTTTAGACAGTAAATGGGCAACTCAGGTAAAAAATAGGGCAATAGAATTAACGGACATTATCCGGTCTGGCGAATATGTTTGAGTATCAAGCGACCATTCTTAGAATTATTGATGGAGACACGGTTGATGTGGACATAGACCTTGGCTTTGATATGTGGCTAAGAAAACAACGTATTCGGCTTTCCGGCATAGATACACCGGAGTCTAGAACTACGGATAAAAGAGAAAAAGAATGCGGCCTTTTGGCTAAGAAATTTGTTGCGGACAATCTGTTGTTAGGATTTAAATACATCCTGAAAACTAAGGAAAAAGGTAAATATGGTCGTTATTTGGGTACTTTTATGTGCCCAGATGGCGATTTATGTGATCTTTTAATTAAAAATCACCACGCCGTAGCGTATTCTGGTCAAAATAAAAAAGAAATACAAAAAGCCCATGAAGAAAACCGTAAGCGGTTGATTGAAAAAGGCTTGTTATCGAAATAGTATAGGATATACTACGATTTTATAATAAGTTACATGGAGGTATTATGGATGGATATAGGATTGTCCAGTTTATACAAAAAACCATCAACGATAGAAAATCATCGGTATTAGATATTTTAGAAAACGATGGAATTAATTCCATGGAGCAGTATAGAACGCTCATGGGCGAATTAAATTCGTTAAATTACATCGCACAGGAACTCTCGGGCCTACTTGAACAACAGGAGCAACTAGATGACTGAATTGCATTTACCCGACCACATCGCAAAAGAAAGAAAAAAAGAGACTCTTTCTAAAAAACCATTGACTACAGACGTAGCGTATGTCAAACCGGAAAGTCGGGTATTAGACCCCTCTAAATTAAAACAATCTTTGATTGATCGTATGCCCAATCCTACGGGGTGGCGTATGTTAATTTTGCCATATCGTGGCAGTGCTACTACGGAAGGCGGCATAGTTATTCCTGAAAAGATCTTGAACGATGGTCAGATCCAGACCGTTGTTGGATATGTCCTCAAACAAGGGCCTTTGGTATACAAGGATAAGGACAAGTTTCCCGAGGGAGCTTGGTGTCAAGAAAAAGATTGGGTTGTTTTTGCTAGATATGCTGGCTCTAGGTTCCGTATTGATGGTGGCGAGGTTCGCATAATCAATGACGATGAGATTCTAGCCACTATAGGCGATCCAGAAGATATTATTAGTTTTTAAGGGGTAGACCATGATTGAAGAAACAAACATTGGCGACGACGAGACAATCGAGCTAGATACTTCTGAGGCAGAAGAGGTTGAAATTGAACTTTCTGATGAATCAGAGGAGAAATCTTCCTTAAAAAGGGAAGAAAACAAAGATTCAAATGAAGAAGACGAGCATGAGCAATATAGTGCCTCTGTACAAAAACGTATTGATCGGCTTACCAAAAAAATGCGGGAAGCTGAGAGACAACGTGAGGAAGCACTTACTTATGCTCAAAACGTTAAAAAAGAAGCGGATCAGTTAAAAACTAGGGTAAAAAGTCTAGACGAAGGCTATATGATCGAATATGGCACTCGGCTTCAAATTGAACAACAGCAAGTAGAAAAAGATCTTAAACGGGCCGTAGATCTAGGCGATTCCGATGCAACCGTAGCCGCTCAGAAAAAACTTACTGAGTTAGCCGTAGCCGCGGATCGTTATAATCAGGCTAAACGCACCCATGAAGCGCAAGAAGCCTACGAAAAACAACAGAGTGCTATTCCCCCTGCTCCTGAACCCGTCCGTAGACCAGATGTTAAGGCTGAAAGTTGGGCTTCAAAGAATTCTTGGTTTGGACAAGACGAAGCTATGACTTTCGCCGCATTTGGAATTCACAAAAAACTTGTGGAAGACGAAGGATTTGACCCAAAGAGCGATGAGTATTATAGTGAGATTGATCATCGTATACGGAATGAATTTCCGCATAAATTTAAAGATGAAACCACCAGTGCAGTTAAGAAACCCGTCCAAAATGTAGCTGGTGGCTCTCGTAGTTCTGCGAGACCCGGACGCACAATGAAACTCACGCCAAGCCAAGTTGCTATTGCAAAGAAACTGGGTGTGCCACTTGAAGAATACGCGAAATACGTTAAACAATAGGAGAAGATAATGACTACGGATACCAAAAAAGGATTTGAAGGCATTGATCGGTCTCCTCGCGCAAAAAACGTTAGGGAGAAAGAGCAGAGGCGTAAACCTTGGGCTCCCCCCTCCATGCTAGATGCACCACCTGCACCCGAAGGGTATGCACACCGTTGGATACGGGCCGAAGTGCGCGGTTTTGATGACCGTAAAAACATTTCTGCTCGTTTAAGAGAAGGATATGAATTGGTTCGCGCTGATGAATATCCAGATTTTGAACTACCGGTAGTCGATTCAGGAAAATTTGAAGGTGTTTTTGGCGTTGGCGGTTTGATTCTCGCTAGAATTCCGTTAGAAACGGTTACTGAACGCACGGAATATTTTCGTCAGAAGAGCCAAGATCTTATGGAAGCTGTTGATGAAAACATGATGCGAGAAAATGCTCACAATACAATGACGATTACTAAACCTGATCGTCAATCTCGTGTAACTTTTGGTGGCCCACGTAAACAGTAGGTCACCCAACAGGAAGGAGTATTCCTTATGGCAAATCAATCAACTGCCTATGGTCTTCGTCCTATCGGGATTGTTGGTAGCGGTGTAAATTCTACGGGTGTAACCCAGTACGAAATTGCCTCTAACAACACCAATGCAATTTATCAGTATTCTATAGTCGTTCCTTTGGCGGCTGGAGTTATTGATCAAGCTGGCGATACCGCTGGTGGTACAACTCAGGCATTGGGTGTTCTGATGGGTGTTGAATACCATGATTCGGTTCAGAAAAAACCGGTATGGCTTAACTATTGGCCGGGTTCTGGTTCGGTTAGTGTTGACACAAACTACCCTGTAAAGGCGTATGTGGCTGACGACCCGAATCAACTCTTTAAAGTAGCTTCAGACGCTACCTTGACAAACCGCGCTACAGCACTTGCAACTGTGTTTTCAAATGCTTCTCTCGGTACGTCAGCCCGTTCTGGTTCATCCAGCACTGGCGTATCAAGCGGAGCACTGTCCGTTGCTTCTGTAGCCACTACAGCAACTTTGCCTTTGCGCATTGTTGGAATTATGGACGATGCTTCTAACAGTGACTATACCGCCGCAGGTATACCGCTAATTGTACGTCTGAACGCACATTTCAACGCTGGAACTCGCAGGTTTGATTCTCAAACTACTGCGGATTCCACCGGCATTTAAGGGGGTTTAACCATGGCTATTTCTCGCGCTCAATTAGCGAAAGAGCTAGAACCCGGACTAAATGCCTTGTTCGGGTTGGAATACAATCGTTACGATAGGGAACACGCCGAAATTTTCGACGAAGAATCCTCTGATCGTGCGTTTGAGGAAGAACAGATGTTGTCGGGTTTTGGATCTGCTCCGGTTAAATCCGAAGGTGGTTCCATTTCTTATGACGACGCGCAGGAAACTTACACTGCTCGTTATACGCATGAGACCATATCTCTCGCGTTTAGCATCACTGAGGAAGCTGTTGAGGATAACCTCTACGACCGTTTGGCTGGACGTTACACCCGTGCTCTGGCACGTTCAATGTCTCAGACCAAGCAGGTTAAAGCCGCTTCTGTACTAAACAATGCGTTTAATACTTCTTATCCGATTGGTGACGGGGCCGCTCTTTGTTCCTCTGCTCACCCTTCATTAAGTGGTAATCAGCGTAACCAGTTGTCAACTCCGGCTGACCTCAATGAGACTTCTCTTGAGCAGATGCTGATTGACATCGCTGGTTTGACTGATGAGCGTGGTCTGAAGATTGCTGTTCGCGGCATGAAGCTGATAATTCCTAAAGAACTGCAGTTTATTGCAGAAAGGGTTATCAACTCTAACTTGCGTTCTGGCACTGCAGACAACGATCTGAACGCCATGAAGTCAATGGGTATGCTTCCGGACGGTGCTGTGGTTAACCACTTCCTGACCGATACTGATGCGTACTTCATAAAGACTGACGCTCCTAACGGTTTCAAACTGTTCCAGCGCACTCCGATTAAGACTGCAATGGAAGGTGACTTTGACACCGGCAATATGCGCTTCAAAGCTCGCGAAAGGTATTCTTTCGGGGTTTCCGACTGGAGAGCCGTTTTCGGCACTGCAGGAGCCGCATAATCTCTTATTTGAGATTGGGAAAAGGCGGCATTTGCCGCCTTTTCTTTTTTGGAGTATAGTTATATTTGGGCACCAATTAGTTTCGTAGACAGGTTACTGCCCGCCTGACGTTGCACAGACTACGAGACGAAACCTTGTGCATGAGGTATTTCTAATGGCTTCGACCACTTTTTCAGGTCCGGTGACCAGCACCGCTGGTTTTATTTCTGGTTCAGATTCCCTTGTAACTGTAGATGCAAACGTCACCCTGACGTCTGCCGCTAATGCTGGACGCACTATGCTTCTAGACGTTGCTAGTGGCGCAACCGTAACTCTCCCCGCCGCTTCTGGTACGGGTAATACTTATAGGTTTTTTGTAAAAACTACTGTAACTTCAAATAATTACGTCATTCAGGTAGCTAATTCTTCAGACACCATGTCTGGCGTAGCTATTGTGGCTAACGATGGTGGCGACACTGCTTCTATATTTGAAACAGACGCCAACTCAGACACCATTACACTAGATGGGTCCACTACTGGCGGCATTCTTGGTGCCACAATTACTCTCCAAGACGTTGCTACTAACAAGTTTTCAGTGAATGTCACTGGCGCGGCTACTGGTAC